GGTGATCCAGAGAAATTTGAATTACGAGATAGATACAGTCTGATACGTAAGATGTCTGATTGGCAGAATTTAACAATCGCTGAAGTAGAAAATTACTACAGTAGTATGAACGAGTTCGCAGGATTCAAGATTAGATTTGACGATTTTGCAGATCCAACTGGTGCATCATCAAATGGAGTAGTCAACTCTGCAGTAAGGTTCTCATCTACAAGAGATAAATTCTCACAGAGAGAATACATTGTAGGCACAAAGTAGTGACAAAACCCTTATAAATAAAGGTACAGTTTTTAGGAAATAAAAAATGGCAAGACAAATTATAGATAGAGGTACAACTGGTAACGATGGTACTGGTGATGATCTGTACACAGGTGCAGGTAAAATCAATGACAACTTTTCAGAGTTGTATGGTGATGTTGTACAGATACGTACTATTATAGGTGGCGATTCTGCATCAGAACTTGGTATAAAATTACACGACAGTACTAATAATGCTTCGTTTCTTGTTTACGAAGGAACTGCAGATTCTCATGAAACTTCTTTGGGAGTTGTTGACCCTACTGCAGACAGAGTTATTCTCTTGCCAGATAGTGACGGTACAGTCGCATTAAAACATAATATAACGGATGAAGTTGCAGCTCTTTCCACAACATTAGATTCAGATTACGTTGCAGAAAGATCTCGTGAACCAACACCAGATTATATTGACATCAAACATTATACAGTAGGAACCGAACCTGCAGGTGTACACGGAAGAATGATATTCGTCACAGACGGTAACGCAGGAAACCCATGTCTCGCAATATATGATAGTGCAGGTGGTTTTTACAGACGTATTGTCTTGGGTCAAGCAGTTAATACATAGGATATAGAAAATGCCAGCTACGATTACAGATACACTGAGACAACAGATTGCTCGTGATTTTTTCGAAAGGTTTGAACAACAAACCCACAATTACTATGTTGCGATAGGTAGATCAGAACCTTGGGACTCACAAGAAACTGTTCCTACTCCTGTAAACAGTCCAGAAGATGTTGCGAGACTGAGAGATGGTCTACAGTCAATGAAGAAAGTTGCGGCAACATCTCTTGTTGTTCCTAGAAACAATTGGTCAAATGGTCGAATATATTCATCATACGATGATGCAACAGGTGGATATCCTGCATTACCCTACTATGTGAAGAATGATAATAGTCAAATATATGTCTGTTTAGAAGTTGGTAGAAACAGACTAGGGGTTGCACAACCTTCCGTAATAGAACCTACAGGATCTAATAACGACTCATTCAGAACTACAGACGGATATGTATGGAAGTTCATGTATACGATTAGTGGTTCACGTGCAGAGAAGTTTCAATCTTCAAACTTCATGCCTGTACAAAAACAATTTACTATTGACTCTAACTCAACTGGTATTGAATTAAAACAGTTTGAAGTTCAGGACAGTGTCGAGGCTGGTGAGATTTTAAATATCGTACTACTAGATGGTGGTTCTGGATATACATCTATACCATCGGTCAACATTATTGGTAACGGTACTGCCGCACGTGCGATTGCAGATATCGACTCCGCTGCAGGAGTTGTGTCAAGAATCCGTATGGCAGATAGTGGACAACACATTGCACACGGTAGAGATTTTACGGTAGCACAAGTTAGTATTACTGGTGGTGGGGGTACAGGTGCAACTGCACGTGCAGTTCTTCCTTTTAGTGATTCGGGTGTGGGTGCAGATGCAAGAATAGATTTAAAAACATCGTCTGTCATGTTCCACACAATGATAGAAGGTAATGACAGTGACTTCCTTCTAGAACAAGATTTCAGACAAGTAACTTTAATAAAAGATCCTCTTTCATACAATGGTTCTAAAATTACATCCAATACTGCAAGTGCATTAGATTTTATGAGATTGTCAAGTATTGTTAACGGTTTTACAAAAGATAAACTGATCGAAGGTCAAACTTCATTTTCGAGGGCATTCATCGATGACATTGATTCTGATAAGATTTATTACCACCAAACGAAGGGAACTGGTTTCACTGCTTTCCAAGATGGTGAAATTCTTGAAGAAGTTACTGGGCCAGGTCAAGGCATTATTGACTCGGCACTGATACAACCAGAGGTTGATAGACGTACTGGTGATGTTCTTTACATAGATAACAGAAATCCAGTATCAAGAACTGCAGCGCAAGCAGAAGATATAAAAATTATTCTACAATTCTAAGGGTTGAACAATGGCAACAGTATATACAGATACTTTATTTGAAACAAAATATAAGGATGACTTCAACGATAGTGATGGTTACTATCGAATATTGTTCAACAGTGGTCGGTCGCTACAAGCGCGTGAACTTACTCAGGCACAAACAATCATTCAAAAACAGATTGAACGATTTGGTAATAACATATTCAAAGAAGGTGCAGCGGTCAAGCCTGGTGGACTATCGATTGACAACAGTTACGAATTTGTAAAACTTGACACAACATCATCATCCACAACTGCTAATGTCGGTACTATACTAACTGGTGCAACATCTGGTATCAAAGCAGAAGTTCTCCAAAGGGTCGATGCAATTGCAGGTGATCCTGTTACAGTATATGTAAGGTACGTTGATACATCTGCGGCATCTATAACAACATCCACACCAAGGTTCTTAGCAGGTGAAAGTCTAGGATCTGGTAGAGTTGTCCAAATTACAAATACAGATGTAAACCCTGCAGTAGGTAAAGGTACTCGTGCACTAACTGGTGACAGTATCTACTTTACTCAAGGTTTCTTCGTATATACAGAATCACAAAGTGCAATCATATCAAAGTACACTGACGATCCTACAACTAATGTGGGTTTTAAAATTATACAAGAGGTGCAGAGTGTAGATGACAACTTACAGTTATATGATAACCAAGGGTCATCCATAAACACAACTGCTCCAGGCGCAGACAGATATTGTATTAAACTAAGACTGACTTCAGATGATCAGTTGACATCTGATGAGAACTTTATTCATATTAACACAGTAAAAGAAGGTGCGATATTCTCTGCAGTGGTTGCTCAACAGGACATGGCATATGCTATTCCTAGAGACATGGTTGCAACTAGAATAAAAGAAAACTCTGGTGATTATATCGTAAAACCATTCCGTATCACATTTGAAGAGGATTCTGCAGATACACATTTAATAATGAGAGCGAGTGATGGTATCGTTGTAGTAAATGGATATAGAGCTGCTAGGTTTACACCAACTGACTTTAGAGTTCCTAAACCAACTTCTGACATTGAGGTTGAAGGTGAATTCATGCCAGTTGACTATGGTAACTTTGTTGATGTTGCATCTACAGGTGTCAAAGGTGGCCCTGACATTAAAACGTTTGCGGTACAGAATCTTCGTTCTTCAATCAATCATGGTGGTTCAACGATAGGTACTGCACGTGTTCGTGCGGTGCATGAGAATGGTGCAAACCTAAGATATCACTTATTCGATATCAAGATGAACACAGGTCAATCATTTAGGAATGCAAAATCTATTGGTACATCTGTAACATCTTACTTCAACCCAATTCAAACAACTGTTAACAATATTGTATTAGAAGATCCAACCAATAATACGTTGGTATATGATACACTACGTCAAAGACCTAGAGTTATAGATCCTCAACAGATAGAAGTACAAATCCTTAGATCAGGAACAACTGATGGTGCAGGTAACTTTACTGTAAGTATTCCAACTGCATATGCATTGACTAACAAAAGTGATTGGTTGATATTTACCTCTTCTGGATTGGTAGACAACTCAACTCTTGGTGGGTTAAACACTGGGTCTAACACAACAACTATTACAGGGTTGGCAACTTCAACAGCTGTTAAAGTATATGTCTATGGTGTAACTTCAACACCTATTGTTCGTGCCAAAACACTTACACAGAATGCTACAGTAACTACTAGTGTACAAACAGATGCACAAACAGGTCAGAAGTTTTTAGACTTACAAACACCAGACATTAAAAGTGTTAGTAGAGTTACTCTTGTAGACTCTGATGGTGCAGACGTTGCATACAAGTTTAAACTCGATGATGGTCAGAGAGATAACTTTTATGGACTAGGTAGAATGGTACTGAGTGGTGGTCAATCAGCCCCTGCAGGAAATGTATATGTTAAGTTTGATCATTTCAATCATGGTGCAGGTAACTTCTTTGCAGTTAACTCATACACTGGTGTTGTGGATTACGATGACATTCCTAGTTTTACGAGATCTAACGGAGAGATCATAAATCTAAGAGACGCATATGACTTTCGTCCTGTAATGAATTCTTCTGGAAACTTCACAGAAGCAAACATATCATACTTACCAACTCCTACAGATGTAATTCAATCAGACAATACTTACTATCTGTCAAGAGCACACAAGTTACTAATCAATACTGACGGTGAACTTGATATAATAAGGGGTGCAGATGCATTCAACCCTCAGTTCCCACAGGCGCCAGAGAGTACATTACCACTTTATAACTTTACATTCTATCCAAACACGTTGAATGAAAACGATATGTCAGTTCAAAAGATTGATCACCGTAGGTACACTATGGATGACATCAATCAATTGGAGAAACGTATTTCAAATCTAGAAGAAGCAACTTCTCTCAACATGTTAGAACTTGCAACTAATAGTTTTGAAGTGTTAGACTCTGCAGGTCTAAACAGAACTAAGTCTGGTTTCTTTGTAGATAATTTTACAACACATGTGTTATCAGATGTGACAAACCTAGATTACTTTGCATCTATAGATCCTTCAGTTGGTATATTACGTCCAACATTTACAGAAGACAATATAAGATTAATGTTTGATTCTGCAAACTCAACAGGTGTTGTTCGCAGAGGTGATAACATATACATCGACTACACTGAGTCAACATATATTACTCAAGAACATGCGACAAAAGCGGTTAAGATAAATCCTTTTTCAAATTCTATCTTTACAGGTAACTTACGAATATCTCCTGCTTCAGATGAGTGGAAAGATAAAAAGATAGGAGCAAGGAATGTTATTGATGGTGGTGAAAGACTATCTACCAATCAGGCTGCAAACTGGAACAATTGGGAATGGAACTGGGGTGGTAAAGATCTAGAGGATCTTAAAATTGGAGATGAAACAAACACCATCTCAAAAACTTCAGGTAGAACAACTACTAAAACTGTGAACAAAGTTATATCAGAAAGTGTTGTTGAAGAAATAATAGGAACACGAGTTCTACAGGTTGCATTACTACCGTTTATTAGATCTCGTATTATTAGTATTCGAGCACAAGGTATGAGACCTAACGCAAATGTATTCTTGTTCATGGATGGTAAAAACATGTCAGACTATGTTCGTGAATCTGCATTCCAAAGATATTCTTCTACAACTAAAGATTACGGTAATACATTATCTAATAAAACTTCACATAAAGATGGTTCAGGAACATTAACTACTGATATTACAGGGTCAGTTGACATATCTTTCATGATACCAAATAATAGTTCTTTTAGATTTAGATCTGGTACACATGAAATAAAAGTTATGGATGTTGGCGCAAATCAAGAAAGACTTGCAGGTACGATTGCTAGAGGTGTTTATACTGCACAAGGTACACTAGACACTATTCATCAGGATATAAAATCAACTAGGATACTAGAAGTTGAAGGATCTAAGAGTTCGGTCACATCACCTGCACCTACAAGAAATAGCAATAACTCAACTCTCCATGATCGTAATAAATCAAATGCTCCGACTGTTCAAGGTAACACATATAAGTGGGATAACGAAACTCAAACTATGCTCAAGTTTCCTCCGCCTGGTAAACCAATACGTGGGGACAACCAAGACTACAATGATGCGGCCTTTCCAAGCACACCAAGTAATAACGGTACTGTTCTATGTTCTCTACTATATCGCAGAGGATATCTACCACAAGAGATCTGGGAACAAGATCACGAGTTTGGTATATGGATGTCAGAAAATGATCCAGATGTATTCAATGGTTACCACTCATGGGCGGTTCCAATGGTAGATTGGATAGAGAAAGAATCTCTATTGTCTAAGGTTTACTTCCATGGATGGGTCAGACCATTCACTGGTGCATGGGCACAACACATTGCACACCGCATGGAACCAAAGAAGTACAAAGATAATAAGGTTGGAAGATTGATGTTAAATATAGGTGTTCCATTATGTAGAAGTATTGGTAAATTAATGAGACGCAATAAGGGTATGGAGAACGTATAATGTTAAATTCTTTAGGATATCAACAGAATAAAAACCCGATTGCTCAATCATTTTTTGTTGACGAAACAAGTGGGATTTACGTAACTAAAATAAATTTATATTTTAAAAATACGTTTCCTGCAACTGCAGAGTTGCAACTTCCTGTCATGCTACATCTAAGACCAATGAGAAATGGTGTACCTTCTGACGTAGAAGTTGTGCCTGGATCTACAGTTTATGTTGCTCACAATGCGGTGCAAACATCTACAGATGGTTCGACTGCAACAGCGTTTACTTTTAACGAACCAATCTTTTTAGATGGTCTTAGGGACTATGCGATTGTAGTTTATGCAGAAACACCAGAGTATGAGATCTTTATATCTGAAATAGACGATCAAATCATTGGTTCTGCTTCTGCACGTGTCAGTTTAAACCCCAACTTAGGTAGTTTGTTCTATTCTCAAAACGGTGCAACTTTCTCTGCAAACCAAAAACAAGATCTGAAGTTTGATATTGTTCGTGCAGTGTTTGATACTACCACAACTCTACCAGTTGTCAAGTTA